TGTAGCGCGGCGGCTGATTTTGGACAAATCGGCGCTTGTTTTTGGACGGGCTGGGCGCGCGCCCAGCCCCAATCTCGATCAGGCCACGGTGGGGGTTTTAAGGCAGGCTGACAGGCCAAAATATTCCCGCACAGCGGGGCTCTTGATTAGGGCTGTAGTCAGTACGTCAACCGGCCCAGGAACAGCACGGTCGCCCGCCTCCCACCGCCGCACCGTCCGGCCGCTCTCGACACCAACGAGCCGCGCAAACCCATCCGCAGTGAGACCGAGAGCGTCGCGGGCGGCTCTAATATCGTCAGGCGTCATTGATATAGTCCATGGCGGCCTGAGCTTTGCGCTGCACCACCGATTCGAGTCGTACGCCGCGCCAGATCGCCAGATATCCCGTTGACCGGACGCGAACTAACACGCCATGAGGGGCAAGGGGGTGGCTGCCAACTACATAGGCAAGTCCATCGCATGTGTGTGGGACGCTACGGAGGAGGCCGTGGTACGGATTGACGGAGAGGGGGGCCAAGCAAAGGCGCCGCCGATTATCGTGGCTCATTGAGCGACCCTCCGGGCGGCAGCGGCGATAGCCTCGACATCCAGGCCATGACGGGCCGCGATCTCCCGTCCGATCCGACTGTCCCAGCCGTAGTTCGGGAAAAATCCTTCGCCTCCATCATAAATCCTATCCATCCGGAGGTCGCTGGCCTTCTGGGCTTGGCGCAGTTCGGAGCGAGCGGGCTCGGGGATCGCATTGAGGATGCGGGCGGCATCGTTATGGTCAGCATCACGTTTGGCCTCTGCATTCGCCTTGGCCGCGACCATCGCCAAGAGACGGTCGACGTCCTCGTCGGTCAGGAGCTTGTAGCTTCCGCTGCCGCCCGCAGGCAAAGGGATGCTTGGATCACGAACGCCAAAATCCGCGACATCAAGGAGAGACAACCCGGTCAACTCATGGATGGTGGTGCAATAGGCGCGTGTCCATTCGGCTCCCGTAAAGTCGCGCTGAACGAACGTCTCTTTCAGGGTGACAATGCTGTGCGTGCAAAAATTGCTGTTATCGGTAAACAGATAAAACATGGTCCGAACTCCCACCCCTGATCCTGCGAGGTGCCAGCGTCAGGATGGCCTGACATCTAGTTAATAGGGCCATTGGCCCTATTGGTCAAGTGTTATTGTCCACATCCGCTGCCAGAAATGAGCACCTCACCGACCGAGTCACGGCCGCCGCCGCCAGCGCAAGAATAGCGGGTCTTGACCTCCCTGATCTCGCACCCAGCGAAGGCCGCCCGGACCTCGGGACAATCGAGGTTGGAGAGGATGAAGCGGCCTTGAATGCCCTTTAAAACAGTGGCCAGACGGTCGAGATCGTCGGGACCGAACAGCGCCTTGCCGTAATAGCCCTCGGAGCCGACATAGGGTGGATCGCAATAAAAGAGCGTGCCCGGCCGGTCATAGCGACGGATGAAGCTGCCAAAGTCCAGGCACTCGATCACCACCCCGGCCAGCCTCTCGTGGATCTCGGCCAGTCGCTGGCCCAAGGTGACGACATTGAATCGCCCACCGCGCCGGGGATCGACCCCGAAGGTCCGGCCCGAAACCTTGCCGCCGAACGACGTCGATTGCAGGTACAGGAACCGGGCAGCCCGCTCCAGATCGGTCAGGGTGTCGGGATCGACATGGCACAGCCGCTCGAACTCGGCCCTCGCCGTGATCTGGAACTTGAGCGTGTCCATGAACTGCGGGAAGTGGCGCTGCAAAATCCTGAAGAAGGTGGCCACGTCGCGCGAGGCATCGTTGACGACCTCGGACTTGGGCACCTCGGTCCGGCGCAGGAAGATGCCGCCCATGCCGACGAACGGCTCGGCATAGGTTTCGTGTGGGGTGGAGCAGATCAACGGAACGATAGTGCCCGCCAGATTGCGTTTGCCGCCGATATAGCCAGCGGCGGGAGAGACAGGACGAAGGCTCAAAGGGGAAACTCCCTGGGGCGCTCGCTGGCGCTCTGGTGCGGGACTCACGGTCCTCTGAGGGATTGCGGTCATATTATCCGGCTAAGGCAGCATCGAGAGTGCGGTACGCATACGCGGCAGCCAAGCTGCAAACCCCGTTACCGGCGAGGCGGGATCGGTCCACCCAATCGGCCATCCCATCAGCATCTCGATGAAGCGCGGGTTTGAGGCCAGGGTCTGCCGTGAGGATGCGTCTCCAGGCGTCAAGGTCACCCGGACCGGGGGCAAAGAGCGGGATTGCCGATGGCTCTGCCGCCACCCGCCCGCATTGAGGAGATCCCACAACAGGGACCAGGACGCCGCCGCTTGCCAGAGGTGGAACTGGCTGGTCCGCTTCAGAAAGCGGATGGTCTGACCGACCTCGATCGCGGGCAGGATGGCGGTCTGCATCGCAGTCGGCGTCGGCCAGGATGAAGAGTCGGCGCCGGTAGTGGGACGCGCCGACTTCTCGCGCAGAGAACACGCCCGCAGCAACCCGGAAGCCCAATCCCTGAAGGTCTCGGGCGACCACGTCGAAGCCAAGAGAAAGGTGTCCGGTGACGTTTTCGAGCACGACGCGGGCTGGCGCACATTCGGCGATGATTCGGGCGACCTGGGGCCAAAGGTGGCGGGGATCGGATGCACCCAAGCGATGTCCGGCTTGGCTGAAGGGCTGGCAGGGGTATCCCGCAGAGAGGATATCCACGCCGCCACGCCACGGGCGGCCGTCGAAGGTGCCAAGGTCGTCCCAGATAGGAGCTTGACCCAGGGTCTGGTCTGCCATCCGCGCCACGAGAGCGGCCGCCGCACGTGAATCTTGCTCAACGTAACAGACAGGACGATATCGGGAATCGGCGATGTGCAACCCGAGTTCAAGGCCCCCTGCTCCGGCGCAGAGGGCAAGACCGTTAAGGGGATGTAGAGCCACATAGAACCTCTTGATCCGGCGCTCCTTGGCGCTCGGGTGTGAGGCTCGCGGCCCTCTGGATGTGATTGATCGCCCCACAGCGGGGGCACTTGATTTGAATGTCGAGCGGACCGGGTGCTGCGCGAAACAGCAGACGGCCACAGCCGCAACGGATGGACTCCATGAGCATTGATCACTACAAGAACCCCGCCCGGTCGACGGGTGCGGGGATGACCCGGCCTCGGCCGGGGTTGGGTCATGCGAGAGCCTTTCTCGCGGTTCGGGCTGTTGGAGCAGCCCTCCCCCCGCCGGCCTAAGCCGACACGGGTATCGGTATGGGCGGGCGGGGCGGTCATTCCGCCGCCGCTCCCTTCGGGGTCTCGCCCTCGACGCTGGAGGTCAGGCCGCCGGGTTTGTCCAGCTTGTGGACGGCGCGGGTGATGACCCAGGTGCCGCTGGCGATGTCGCCCAGGCCCGACACCACCATCTTGCCCTCGGCACCCAGGCTGGGGCGGCCGGGAACCACGTCGCCGGAGAAGGTGCCGACGCCCCGCGCCAGGGCATCCAGTTTGGCGCTCGCGGCACGCTGCGCCTGGTCGGCGTCGGGGTATTTCTGGCCGATGGTGTGAGTGGGGCCTTCACCGTTGCCGATCTTGATGCTCTCAGGCTGCCCGGTGGCCGGGTTGTGCCATTGGGCCACCACCGCGCCGTACTTGCCGCGATCGGCCTGGGTGGCGTTGTAATTACGAAAGTCGGTCGGCCCCAGCGACACGGTGGGCATGGCCCGGCCGGTGGCGCTTTTGGCCTCGCCGCGCGGGACGAACAGCAGGCGTCCGGCCATGGGCTTGGCCACCGCATCGTAGGTTTTGGCGATCCGGGTCAAGAGTGCCATGTCGCTTTCGTTTGTCTGGGCCAGATTGGGAATGGCCATGCTGGCCAGGGCGGGTGACACCACCGGGATCAACTCGTGTTCCCCTGCGACGGTCTTGACCAGATCGCCGATGGTGACGCCGTCCCATCCGCGCGTCTTCTGCGCCTTCATCTCCTTGCGCATGTCGGCCGCCTTGCCGGTGATGGTGAGGGCATGGGGCGGGCCGCTGGCCGCGAGCTCGTCCACCACGTATTGGCCCATATGCACCATTCCGGCCTCTTCGTACCCCATCCAGCATTCAAGCTTCGCGCCCTTACGCGGAGCGGCGATGGCGAGGTCGCGGTTGTCCAGGTCGATGGCGATGGTGTCGCTGGCGATCCCCGCCTCGTCGGTGACGGTCAGCGACAGCAGGCGCTTGGCGCAGGCCGCCGTGATGTCGGTCCCGTCGGCGGTGACCTTCCAGATCGGTTTCATTTTTCAGTCCGGTCCCATTCGCGCAGACCGGTCTCCGCTTCCTTGCGGTAAAGCCCGCCCAGCATGATCCGTCGGAGTTCCTCGTATCCGTAGGCCCCTAGCAAGCTGGAGACGAACAGGAATGCAAAATTGACCTTGGCCGCATAGCTGACCACCCCGGATTTTTGGACTTCGTCCGCCAGTTCGGCCGCTTGAACCCGAATGTCCTTAAAGGTCACCTGTGACATGCCTTTCTCCTCTTCAGTCCCACAGTTTGACGGTGGTGGTGCCCGAGGCGGTGGCCACCGGCGTTTCCAGGTCGGGCAAATCGATCTCGAGTCCGGCGGGCAGGATCAGCCCGTGATCGGCCAAGCGGGGATTAGCCTCGAACACCGCCTCGGCGGCATTCTCGCGGCCGTAATAGCGCCAGCAAATGGCGTCCACCTGATCGCCCTGTTTGGTGCGGTACTTCATGTCGTGATTTCCTCATCCGGCCCGTACTCTTCGAGGGCCAGGTCGAAATCCATCTTGAGCGGCACGCCATTGGGCAGGAAATTGGTCTGGCGCTCGGTCACCTTGACGATGCACCACTTGCCCCAGACCTTGCCGGTGCCGTCCACCAGGATCAGCGGCTCACCCGTGTCGGCTTGGCGGCGCATCGCATTGATCTGGCCGAGTCCGCCCCAGTAATGGGGATAGATCGTCCCGGCCAGCGTGATGCTGTCGCCATCGGGGCCGGTGAACTGGCGGGCGGGCTTACGGCCCATCCGCTCTTGCTTGGCCCAGCGCCACTCGCTGCTCCGGGACAGGTCCTTGTAGGCGGCGGTGGAGAGGGAAAAGCGGTACTCCCCCAGCGCCATCATGATCCCAGCCATAATCCCTCTCAGTCCGCCAGCGCGGCGCGTTGGCGTTGCATGATCATCTGAGCCACTTGATCGGCCAGAGCGCGGAGGTCCATGCCGGGGGCGGCATGAACGACGATGGCACCCGGGGCGAAGGTTATGGAGACAGGATTCGGCGCGGCGCGGTCAGGCTTATCTGCGCTATCCGATTTGTGGACCGGGGGCTCGGCCGCAGACGGGGCCTTACTTTTTTCACCGCCAGATGTCTTATCCTTGGGCGGCCCGCCACCTAGCTTTTCGCCGGCGACAGACCCGATCTTCGGCGCGGCTTCCGGCTTATCGGCGCTATCCGATTTTTCGCCCCTTGACGGGGCCTTGCTTTTCTCATCGTTTGCCGCCTTGTCCTTAGCCAGCCAGCCGCCCAGCTTCTCGCCGCCGAACGACCCTAACGCGCCGCCGATGATCGCTCCCAGCGCGGTGCCGACCCCCGGCACAATTGACCCGATGGCGGCTCCTGCCGCGGCCCCGGTCGCAGCACCGGCCAGGTTGCCGCCAGCCGCCCCCTTCTCTTCTTTTGACAGCGCTGGGTCCATTAGATCTTTGGCGGCCAGACCGGCGCTGAGTGCCAGTCCGGCACCGCCCATGGCCTTGCCGCCGAAACGCAGAGCCTTGCCCAGCTTGCCGGTGCCACCACCCACCCCGTCGAGGCCGCCGACACCCCCTTGTGACCGGGCCAAACGGCCCGAGGCGGCGGCGGCCTGGTTGGCGGCGGCGGTGTATTGGCGCAGCCGGGCGGTAGCCGTCCCCAGACGGCCGCCCATGCCGGTGGTGCTGGCCCCGAGCCGACCGACGCCAGCGGCAGCTTGACCGGACGCCCGCCCCACGCCCAGCGATTCGCGCACCACCGCGCCTAGACCGCCCCGGTAATAGGTCATGGCGTAGCGACCGATCAGCATGCCCGTCTTAGCCGCAACGAACCCGCCTGCCAAAGCGACCAGTCCGCCAGTGACCAGGGGAAACTGGTCGGCGAGATTGGCCAACGCGTCCACGCCATCGGCGGCCCAATTGATGATCGGCGTGATGACCGGCAACACCGCCTTGCCGATGGAGCCCATCAGCTTGTCGGTGGCCAGTCCCATCGCCTTGCTGGCTTCGTTGTAGGTGCCGAGCATGTTGGCGTAGTCCTGATCGACCACGCCAGTGGCCTCGGACGCCTTTTTCTTGATTTTGATATAGTCCTGGTAACCCGCCAGCATCGGGGCCAGGAAATCCTGCACCTGCTTGTCACCGAACAGTTCGCCCAGCTTGAAGCTTTCGCTGATCTTGTCGGCGGCGCCCTCGACCAATTTTCCGTTGGAATCGAAAGCGTCGGCCATCACCTTGTCTAGATCGGCGCCGGTTGCGGCGGCGATCTGCTGCATCGCCACTTCCACCGGGTTTTGACCCGCCGCCACGCCATCGGCCAGCGCCTGTTCGATATCGACGCCAAGTTTCTGAAAGTTCTTTTTGGCTTCAGGACTGGTGATTTTTCCCAGGAAGTTAGCCAGATTGTTGGCTGCAATACTGGGATCGCTGGCACCCTTCATCGCGACCTGGAGCATGGCACCCAAGCTGGCCACGGCTTCCGTGCCGGTCAAACCCAGTTTCGCCGCTGATGCTGTGAGTTGCGGGAATTGCTGCGCCATGTCCTTGAGCTCGAACCCGCCTTCCTTGCCAGCCTGGGCCATGATATCGAGCGCCTTGCCCAGCTTATCGACCGGCACATGCAAGTTGCTCATGACGCTGAAGGATAAGCTGGACATGTCTTCCATGCTGGCGCCGGTGGCGGTGGCGGCACGGCCGATCGCCCTGCTGGCCTCCAGCGCCTCTTTCGCCCCCATGCCTTTGCCCACCAGCCCCTCGACGCCGCTGAGGATCGCCTGGTTGGATTGATTCACGTCGGTGGACATGGCGCGGATTTGTTTGCGCACCCCTTCCAGCTCTTCGGCGGTCATTCCGGCCGTGTTGCCGAAGGCGCGCAGATGGTGCTCGAAGTCGCCTTCCTGCCCGATCGGCTTTTTCATCGCCAAATAGGCGGCACCGACCTTCAGCGCTTGACGACCCAGATCGTTGCCCAGTTCCTTGCGTTTTTCCGCCCGCGCCATCGCGTCGCCCAATCGCCCGATGGATTGAGTGGTCTGATCGACCTTGGCCTTGGCGTCGGCCATGTCTGCAGCCAGCTTGCGCTCGGCGTCGGCGAGCTTGCGGGTATCGATATTCGCCGCGTTCAGTTCGCCGCGCAGGGCGGCCAGACGCTGCTTCTTGGCTTCCTCGGCGGCGGCGGCGCGCACCACCTCGCGCCGGGCGGCTGCCAGTGCCTTTTCCTGGGCCTTGGTCGGCTCCTCGCTTGCCGCGATCTCGCGGGCCAGCGCTTTGACCTTGTCCTGGGCATCACGGTGGGCGCGTCCGGCCTCCAATACCTGCAGGCCGAGGTGGCGATAGCCCTGGATTTGCTTTTCGGTCTTATCGAGACGGGCGGTTTCCTTCAGCGCCTCGGCTTTTTGACGTTCGGCGTCGGTGACAGCTTGGCCCAGGCGCCCCACTTGCGCTATAGTTGCACCGACAGCCGTGCGCATGGTGGCGCCGACAGTGGCCCCGATCACCAGGGATAGAGCGAGGGATTTTTCCATGCGTAGGGATACCGTCGTCTCGTGGGTTTTTGCCGGGGTGTTTGCCTTCTGGTTCGTGGCTTACGCTCAGGGCACCAGAAATTGGCTGATCACCGTTGGCGGCTGGTTGTTCGGTGCCGTGTTTGGTCTGGTGGCGCTGGCAGTCGTGGCCTTTGCCATCCTGTGGGTCCTGAAGATGCTGGGCGTGATCGGCAGCCTCCCCTGGACCCTGGACCGCAAGCTCAACGACCGCTGAGTTCAGCGGCCACCTCCTCGGCCGCGTCCCGCCACTCCACCAGATCCCGCAAATCCATCTCCAGCACGTCGCCCAGGGCTATTCCGTGGGCGGCAACGCGGAGGCACTGCTTTCGGAGATCGAGGGGGCTGCGCCGGCGGAAGTCTTCGCCGCCGGCTTCGGCCGAAAATTTCGGTAGGCCGCCTGCAGCTTGGGATAGTCGCACTCCAGGTCCACCTCGGCGATCACCTCGAACGCCTGACCGGTCAGGATGGCGAACATGTGCGTCTCGATCTCGTCGTCGGTGGCCCCCCGTTTATTGGCCTCAAGCTCGTCCTTGACCTTGGGGCGGCGCATGGTCAGTTCGGTGACCTTGGGGTGGGGTGTCAGCTCCACCGGATAGTCGAGGGTGATTTTCTCCACGGCTTTTCTCCTTACATGCCGAGCGCGGTGCGGATCGACGCCAACTGATCGACGCCGTTGATGATCCGCTTCATGTTGACGGAATCGATCTCGACCACCACTACGGACCCGATGGTGATCTTGAGGTACTTCAGCGGCACCGTGCATTTGGCGACGGTCTGCGAGCCTTTCTTCCACGAGCCCGCGTCGATTTTCTGGAATAGGCCACGCATCGAGACGATGATCGCATCGGCGGAATTGGGCGCGTCTTCCTGGGCACCGCGCAGGGTCAGGCTGGCGTCGGGATTGCCAAACAGGCCCAGCACTACGCTGTTGTATTCGGCGAAGGTGACTTCGGCGTCCATCTTCTCCATGGTGCCAGTATCGAGCGCCACCGGAGCGGCCAGACCACCGGCGTCGTAATCCTCGGTCTTGATCGCCAGCGTGGGCAGCTTGGCCTCGGGGACCTTGCCGGCATAGCTGGTGCCGTCCAGATAGGCCACGTAATTTCTGAGCACCTTCGGGATCGTGGGATACAGTGAGGACATTCGCGGCTCCTGTTACTGGGCGGCCAGCAGGGTGGTGGCTTCGGTGATCAGCTCTTCGTAGTAGTCGGAGCTACGGTGCATACGAAAACGCAGGTGCTCGATGGGCGCCGGGGCCTCGTTGTCGAAATCGACAGTGAACTCGCCCGCCATCAGCCGGTCCTTGGTGTTGAGGTCGGGATCGATCCAGACCTTGCCGCCCAACAGCCAGCCGTCCGTTTTCTTACCGGCCAGATAGAGATTGAGGCTGTCGCAGCAGTCGATGATGGCCTGGACGGAAAACGGGCGATCCATGATCCAGAGATAGCCGGCCTCAATGCTCTCGTTGATAACGTCGTGGACGCGGCGTACCGGCAGGAACGCCCAGAGAGGATCGTCGCTGCAGGTACGGTTGCCCCACAGGCGATAGCCGTTCTCGTACACGATGGTGGCCACTTCGTTGCTGTTGAGATAGTTGGCCACGCAGTCGGGATCGTTGAGGGCGAAGTCGATCGGGCGGCTGGTGCCGGTGATCCCGGTGATGACATGGTTCGATGGCGACCAGTGCGGCCCCTTGCCCGGGGTGTTGTCGACTTGCGCGATCAGACCGGCGACCCAGGCGCTGCCGGGATGCACCACGGTCATCGACAGCGTGGTCTCCCACACCGACACGAAGGGATCGACCAAGTAAACGCGTGCGCTGCCCCAATCCTTGCGGTCCTGTACCGCCGCCTCGTCGGTGGTGTTCGGTCCTTCTTTAACGATTGCCGCCCGCAGCCTGTTAGCGATGCCGACCATTTCCGCCGTCACGGGATTGGCGGTGGCGCCGGTGGTGGCGGTGGCGGTGGCGCCTGCGCCATCGCCGGTGATGGTGACGACGGGATTGGCGGTATAACCGATCCCGGCCCGGGTCAGGGTGATTGCGGTGACCTTGCCCTGCTCGATGACTGCCGTAGCCGCCGCGCCGTGGCCGCCGCCACCGCTGATCTCGACCGTGGCCTTGGTGTAGTTGGCACCCTGGGCGGTGATCTCGATGGTCTTGACGCCCTGCGGACGCACCGAGGTGAAGCCCGGCGCGATCAAGATTTTCGGCGCGACACCCAGGATGGACTTCGCGGCACGGAAGGCGTGGACGCCGGTCATCAACGTGACATTGCCGATGATGTTGGACAGCGTCTCGGAGGCTGAGACGCCCTCGGGCACGCGGACCAGCACGATGGTGGCACCAGCCTGAGCGTAGACGGCGCTGACCGCGTCGAACAGCGTGCCCGCCTTTTTTAGCTTGGCCGCTTTGCGCGGGTTATTCGCGAGCAGCACGGGCGTGTGGTACGGGAAATCGGCCTCGGACGCCTCGGGCGCGGTGCCGATGACGCCGATCACCGACGACTTGACGGTCCGGATGGGGCGGATGCCATCGACGACTTCGGCGACCTCGCATCCATGCAAAAAATAGTCAGCCATGGACAGGCTCCCTCCCTATTTCAAAAGTTGCTGGCGCAACGTTGCCGCCTGCGCATCGAGATCGGTCAGCCGCGTCATGTCGGCGGCGGATGGCTCTGTCCCGGCGGATTGAGCGGCCAACACGGACCGGAGCGGCCGCACCGTCGCCGCGTCGATCGCGGTCAATTGCGTCTGGATCGGGCCGTTGATCCGGGCCTTGCGTTCGTCCTCGGTCTCGGGCCGGGTGTCCCAGACCTGGGTCACCTGATCGGCGACGATTTCGGGATGCCAGCCGGTGACGATCTGGGCCGGATCGGTCGGGCGTGGGGTGGGCACCGCCAGGGCGCGCAGGTCTTCGTCCGGCAAGGGCTGGAGAGACCACGCGCTCCCGTCCCATACCGCCATATGCCCCGCCGTGATTTCCGGCGGCGCGATCTGGACGCATCCGCCGGGGATCAAAAAGACACCCGGCTCCAGCGGGCTTTCGTCGGCCTCGACCGGGCCGATAAACCGGCCGGAGAAATCGGTCTGGAAGACGATCATATCGGCACTCCTCAATATTTGATGCAAGGGAGCAGAGCGAAGTTTAGAGGGCGATTTTCATTGCCCCCCGTGGCAAAGGTCGCGACCCGGTAGCCGGTCGCCGCCTCGTCATTGGCGACGGCGGGCGGAAGCTCTATCCAGGGATCGCCCCTCGCATCTCCGAAATCCCTGAAGACCAGCTCTCCGAACCCGGGCACGGCCACCGAAGTCTTTAAGCCGTGGTCATGAGACAAGAGCGAGCCAGACTGCACCGACCCGACGACTCGTCCAGGGTCGATACCCCGCCCATCATCCAAGAAGCGAGGAAACGTCCCACGCGGTTCGGGGAGATTAAAGGTGTTGTAGCCGTCTCCGACCCCGTAATAGGTCCCGATAACCGCGAACAGGGCTGCGTAAGCCGTCCGGCTGACCGCCGCCCCATTGCATTTCAAAAAGCCGGACGGTGCCCAGGAGGTCGGGAAGAAGACGATCACGCCGGGCGGCAGGGATGCCGCCGTTACAGCCGCTTGAACAAAGGCGGTTGTGGCGAGTTGCGTGGTCGCGGTGCCGGTCGGCGCGGTCGGCGCGGAGGGCGCGCCGGTGAAACTCGGGCTGGCCAGCGGCGCGCGACTGGTGTCGGTCGGGTGACGGTGATCTTCCCGTGCCACTTTGGCCGACTGGCCGGCCGCACCCACGCCGTCCATCGGCGGGGCTGCGGCCGCCAGCGCTGGGGCAAGACGGCCAATCATCGCCGTGATCGCAGCGGTCAATTGGGTTTCGTCTGCGTCGCCCCACTCCAGTTTTCCCCCGACCTCGACCGTATGGCGGACCTTGGCCTCAAGGCGAGTGAGGTCCAGAGCCATGCCCGCCTGCCCGGCATCGTCGGCGATGACGACGGTAATGGCGTCGGCGGGCAGACTGCTCCAGGCAAAGACCAGCTTGAAAAACCATGGCGTCGCACCGCCGATCCAGCCCAAAGGCTGGGTGGGATCGGACCACACCCCCAGCAGCGTGCCGTCTTCTAGGAAATATCCCAACTCGTGGATGAAAAATTCCGGCCCGTCAGCCGGGAACATGCCCTGCAACAGCACTTGTTTGGGCGCGACCGCCCCGCCCGCTGTGAGCGCCACGCGGGCCAGTTCATGGTGGAGCGCGGTGGCGGATGCGAGCGGCGCATAGCCCTGATCGCCGATGGCGACATGGGTGATCTTGGCTTGCACGCCCAGGCCATGGGCGGCGGCAACGGCGGCAAGACCTGCATCGGTCAATTTAATGTTCAGGGTCAAATCGCTCATGTCAGGCGGCCTTCGTCAAAGCGCGAAAACGGGGGGCGACATGGGTGACACCGGCAAACCCAAGGCCCGCGCTGGCACCGTCACGGGCGATTGCGGGCGTAGTGGCGGTAATGATTTGCCGGGGCGCGCCAACGGCGGCGAACCCCAGAGCGGCAGCCTGGGCCGATCCGATGCGGATGGAGGCATCGGTGCGGAGCGCCTTGGTGGCATCGACCATCTCGATCAAGTCGTGCTGGCCACCGGCATCGAGGACGATGGTGGTCTCGCTGGCGGGCTTGGCCCAGGCGGTCACCGTCATGGTGTAGGGCAGGCCCTTGGGGGTGGTCTCGAACCAGCGCACGATGCTGGCCTCGATGCCGAGGCTGGCGATCCCCGATTTAATGGCCGGTAAAGTGCCTTTAATTCGGTGCACGGAGTAGGCCGCGTCGATCACTTGGCGCTTGACCGTCTCGGACCAATCGCCCCGCCAGTAATCGACACTGTATTGCCAAGCCAGCCAGGGCAAAAACTGCACCGGGCACTTCCACGGGTCCCACAGCGTGTCGATCGGATTGGGAATCTCGGTGAGCAGCGCCAGCGCGTGCTCCAGCGCGATCTCAAACGGGGTGGCGTTGCTGGGTTGCAGCGTCATGCCGAAGCCCCCCGCACGCGGATGTCGATGCCGTCGCAGTAATAGGCGGTGCGCGACTGGGCGGCCAAGGTGGCGGCCGGCTCGATGATATGGACTTCACGGACCGCGGCGACGTGCATTGCGCCATCCAGACCGGAATGGGCCACCGGCTCCATCAGCTTGTGCTGCTTGGCGGCGTAGGCCACGGTGTTGACCTTGGCGGCAGACAGAGCAGCCTCGGCATCGGGCAAACTATAGAGGTCCAGCGCGGCCTCGATGCGGTAATGCACCACGGTGGCGCCGACTACGGTGACGTCATCGCTATCCGGACGCAGCTCCTGCATCTGATCGGCGGGTGCGATCTTGTCGCGGACTGCCTGCAGGACCTCCTCGCTGGGGGTGCCGTCGCCGTCACGGCCCAGGATAGTCACCAGGATGTGGCCGGGCGAGGTCCGCTCGGCCCAGGCGTCTTTAACCTTAGGGTGGGCTGACAGGGCGTGGAAGATGTAGGCACCGCGCGGGCCGGCGACGCTCAACGCCTCATAGGCCAAATGAGCGCGGCGGCGCAGCGCGTCGTCCTCCTCATAGGTCGGATCGACCGGCGGAATGGCGGTCGGGTCACCGGGATCGATGAGCTGGCGCTTGACCTTGAAGTGGGCGGCGGCGACGTCGAGATCTTTGTTCTTGGCCTTGGCCAGCATCACGGCAATGGCTGCGTCATTGCGCTTCTGCCGCTCCTGGACCACCATTTCGGCACCGACTTCCAGGACGATTTTGGCCGGGTCGCTTTCCAGCATGATGCTGGCTGAGACGTCCAGCCCCTTGGCCCTGGCCGCCGCCTCGTAGCGCGCCAGCATCGTGGCCAGGATCACCTCGTAGTTGAGGGTCTCGACCACGTCGGGCGCCGGCAGGCTGGCAAAGTCGATATCGTCGAACCGGCTCATTCGATCACGATCCCGTCCAGGGTGACGCGGCGGCCCTCGGGCAGATAGATGCCGTCGAGATCCAGGACACAGCGGCCCTGGGTGGCCTGGTCGACGATGACGCGCTCCAGACGATAGCGCGGCTCCCACTCGTTCAGCGCGGCGGCGGTGTCGGCGATGATGTCGATGGCCAGCGCCGGGCCAGCCGGATTGTCGATGCGTTCGGGCAGGCGCGATCCAAAGGCGCGGCGGCGATCCCGCGTGCCGATCCGTGTGGTCAGGATCTTGGTGATCGACTGGCGCAGATGGCTGACGCCCCCCAGTCGCTTGCCCGTCGCCGCATCCATGCCCTGCATGGGTCAGCCCTCGGTGCCGGCGGCTTTACCGCCATCATTGGTATTGCCGCCGTCGCCGGCTGCGGACTTACGCGACAGCTTGGCGGGCGCGGCGGTCTCTTCGGGCTTTTCGGTCAGCACCCCGGCCTGCACCAGATACTTGGCGGCCGAGGGCGGCAGGTCGATGGTGTCGCCAGCCACCTTGGTCGGCCATTGGCGGGATTCGGTCAGCAGGGTGTAGGTCTTGGTGCTCATGCCTCTACCTCCGGAGGGTGAAAACCGTGGTCGGGTTTACTGGTGACGACGGCACCGGCCTCCCAGGTCTCGGTTTCGAACTGGTTACCGCCGACGTGGGTGATGCGGGTGGCCTTGCCGGCATGATCAAGGTGGAAGAAACCGCCCTCGGCAGTCTTGAGGACGATGTTCTTTGCGCGCAGATCGATGGTGCCTGCGGCGTCCCAGCCGTCGAGGATCAGGCGCTTTTGAGTGCTGTCGTGGATCACCCGCATCCCGTCGGCGTAGGTGACGACGTGACGGGCCGGGTCGGTGTCGGGGGCCGGGAAAGCATTCGAGAACCCGGCCGGGAGTACCCAGCCCTGATTGGGCTCGCCATCGGGCGAGAACAGAACGGCTTGCTCGCCGACGCTCGGGCACCACCATTCGCGGTCGGTCCCGGCGCGGGCGGTCAGCCAGCGCACCCATCCGGTGGTCAGATCGCCCGACTTGTGGCGGCACAGCTTGTTGTCCGGATCGACCGCCACGATCTGGCCCGGCCGCACGATGTTGGACAGGCGCCGCTGCAACTCGCCGATGTCCTGTCGCATCTCTTCGAGGATCACGGCCAAGCTCATGGCGTATCCTCCCCACCGGCATAAAGCTCGGCCGACAGCACCGGGCCGTTGGGATAGGCGTTGTCCCCCATACGGACGCATTGAGTCCACACCACCACCCACAACGTGATGCCGGTCGTACCCAACTTGCTGGAATAGAGATTCTCGGCCGTTGCCGCGCTCTCGGCGACGGGGTGGACGTCGGACTTGCCCCAGCGCTGGCCGGGCAGGCGCAACAGCAACTCCTCGACCATGGCCAGGGCGGCGGTGTCGCGCGGCAGCCGGGCTTTGTCGGTGGTCAGGATGTAGGCGGCGATGGCCACGTCGCGGTCTACCTCGCCGTCGCCCACCGCTTCGGCTTTGGGCAGGCCTAAGCAGGCGACGCGGATGGCCGGGGTCTTGACCGCCATGTGCTTGATCTCGTCTTCGGTCATCCGACCGGGGCCGGTGGCGCAGTCGGCCCTTGGAAACCACTCGCCGATCCGATCGGTGATGGTCTGGCGCAGATCGATCAGCTGGGCCGCGCTCAATGGAGCACCCGCGTCACAAAGGCGTCGGCCAGATCGACCACGTCGCTCCAGTTCTCGTCCGACATACCGAGATACGGCCGCTCGGGGATCGGGATGCCGACTTCGTCACCGCCGAACTGGTGGATGGCGGCATAGACCAGATCGCTGCCGACCAGGATGTCGCCGCCGGCGACGACAAAATGGATGCTGTCGAGCAGGTCGCCCTCGTTCTCCAGCAGGCCATGGCCCTTGTGCCGACTGGCGGCCCACTTCGGCCCCCATTTTTCCCACGCCTTCCCGTCCGGGCTTTCCTTCTCCTCGTGGATACGACGGCGGGTCTGGCTTTCGACCAGCGCGCCGATATTGTGGCGCAACGGGTCGAGCCGCATGGCCGGAAGCAATTCCAGCCGCTGCTGGAGTGCGGTCTGTCCGTCGAGGCGGATTTCAATCGCGGTGCTGGTCATCACCAGCCTCGCAGAGCGTCGGGGCCGTACATGCGCGGCGCTTCGTCCAGCATTACGCTGCTGTCGGGGATGGCGGGTGCCGAGGTGGCCGACGGGATGTCCAAATCCGCCTGGCCGCTGGAAATGCGCCTGAGCAGCGCCAGGGCGTCTTCATAGCGGCTGCGCCGTTCATCGGTCAGGCCGTTGCCCTCGCCTGACAGCTTGTAAAGGGCGATGTCCACGCAGACATCGCGCACGAGGTCGGGCACCACCGGCCAAGGGGCGGGATAGCGGCCGAGGACATGGGCGTCGATGATGGCCGACGCCGACGTCAGGGCACGCTCGACGACGTTGGCGTCGATCTCGCCGTCACCGTCGCGGTCGGCGACGATGGTCAGCAGATCGAGCCCATAGGCGTCGACGATGTCGGACTGGGAGGCGTAAACCATCGCTTTAACCCCGATTAAATCCCGCATTAATCCTGTGCCCCGGATGGACGGGAGGCCGGGCCATCCCATCCGGGGACTTGCAATTGCCTCGGAAGCACCGGCCCTGGCCCGGTTGCCTCGTCGTCGGCGTTGGTGGGGCACGACTGGCCGCCCCTCTGGTATTACGTGTCCATCGGTTCCTTGGCGGTCTTGCCACCTTTGCCGGGCTTGCTGGTGGACGCGACCAGCTTGGCCTCTCCTGCGTCGTCAACCTCGACCAGATCGACCACCAGCATCGGCTCGGCACCGAGTGCGGCCACTTCTTCGGCTGAAAACTCGTCGGAGTCGTACAGGGTCGGCGTTTCGGGGTGGGCGATGCCGCAGCGGCGGAACCCGTCGCGCTTGGCGATGATGCGGATTTTATAGGCCATGGGATCAGACTCCGTTACGCGGTCGGCAGACGCTGTTCGACGAGGATTTCGACCAGGCCCCGGTTGGTATTGGTCGCGCCATCGGCCAGACGTTCAGCTGAGATCACCTCGTTGGCGGCGCCGCGCAGATTGGTCGGCACGATCAACAGGTTGGGCTTGGTGTCGATCGGGCGATCGTAATCGCCGGTAATCGCGCACATGGCGTCGTAAGCGGTGTTGAAAGAGGCCGTGGTCAGCGGCTGTCGCGACACGTAGATCAATTGCCAGAAGCCGAAGGCGGCATTGCAGCGCAACCGCGTGCCATAGAGGAATTCGTCAGACAGGAAGACGTTGTCATCGTCGATCCTGTCCTTGCGGACGAACTCGACCTCAGTCCGCCGCTGGAAAATGAAGGGTCGGCGGATGCCGGTGGTCTTGACCAGATACCACGCCGGACCAGTGCCGCCGCCGAAGTTGGACACCGACTTGACCGAGCCGTCTTTCGCCAGAACGGGATGGTCGGTGTCGAAGAAGTACTGGCCATCCCAGGTGACCGTGGCAAAGCCCTGGGGAAGCAATGCCCAAACCAGTTCGTCAGGCAACTGCGCCGCCGACTCGCCCAGCATTTTAAACGCCGGGCCATAGAGGCCGAGTTTATCGTCCTCCAGATCCTCGCGCCTGACGGCGTAAGTCTCCTCGAACTTGCGGTTCGCGACCCGAAAGCCCTCGGCTTCCAAACGGTTGATGAAACGTTCGCCGATCCATTCGCGCATGCCGGGGAGCGTTTTGAGCCACGGATAGATCTCGGCCGACCCGAAGCTGGGGCACAGCATGGCGATCCTGGGCCAGGACACCGTGACCTGTTCGACACCCTGATTGAAAGACGTGTTGAATCCGATTCCTGCGGCACTCAACAACTGAGGGGTAATCACGCGCATCGACGGTGCTCCTTAAACGAATTCGATCCAGACGCCAGCGGCATCGACGTCGATGATCCGCCCCGCAGCCGAGCGGGTGCCCGCGCCATCGGTGGCGGCGACGGTCTGATCGTCGATGACGTAGGCGGTGCCACCGATATGCGGCCGACCGACCAAGTCAGCGGCGAAATTGGCGAACTGAAAGGCGGGGCGGCGGCAGACGGTGACCGAGATCGCCCCGGCCGCGCCGCCGCTGTTGTCGGCATCGTCGGTGCTGACGCCGACGGCTTTCAGCCCGACGGCGGTGCGCCCAGGCTTGAGATAACCGCCGTCGAGCACCGCCAGGGCACCACCGTAGATCTTGGCTCCGGCAGCCAGAGGATGGGAAACGGACTCGCCATCGCGCTCGATGACGCGGCGGCCTTTGGTCATCGCGGCCATCTCATTTACCTCCCTTGGTCTTGAGGTACTGGTCCTCGGTCAGACCGAGTTGATGGGCGACCGCGACCTCTTCGGCCGATAGCCGCTGCGCGGCGGTAGCCGCCGGCGGGGTGGCGATACCAGACTGCTGGCTGGCCGCCGCGACCAGGACCGGGGCCTTTTCGACGTAGCTTTTGAAGCCGGGGAGGTCCTGGGAGGCATAAGCCACCGCCCAGTCCTTGGTGGCCGGGGTGACCTTCCCGGCCTGGATCGCATCATCGACCACTCGGGTAACCTCTGAGGTGCCGACCTCGCCCTGCAGGGTGGCCAACTGCGACGCGACCGCGACATGGACGTCCATCGGGACGTATTTGGTCAGGTCGGGCTGGGCAGGACTGATGCCCAAAAGCGGAGTGGCCAACTGCTGAGCGGCGGTGGCGATCTGGGGCAACGTCGCCGGGCCGGACAGCTTGAGGGCGGCGGCAACGGCCGTCACAGCCGCTTGCGCGGCGGTGGCGATCTGGGTGGGCGTGGCGTCGGCCGACACACCAACCAGGGTGGCGATGGCCTTGGCCCCATCGGTCAGGGCCTGGGCATGGGCGGCGGCAGTGGCGGGCGTGACGTCGGCCGACAGACCGAGCGCCTTGATCAGATCAGGGTCCATGGAATCTCCAGGGGTTTGGGAGGCGATGGCGGGCAGCGGGAAGTTGGGCAGATTGGTCAGACCACCGCCGACGAGGCGCACGACCGGGCCGGTACTGTCCGGGCCAGCGCCGATCCAGGCGGGGCTGAAATAGCGGTATTCGCGGGCGGCCAGACGGGCGGCGGCGGTTTCGGTCCATTCGACCTGGCCGTAGATGCCGTCGGATCTGGCTTCGAGAGTCTTGATCCACCCCGAGGCCAGCACCGGCTGGCCGTTGACCGGAGCCCGCTGGGTCTGGTGGTCGTAATCGATCGGCAGATCGGCACCAGCCTGATAGGCTTGGGTGGCGACGACGACCTGCTGGGCGTGCGACTGGTCTTTCAGCACATAGGGGCCGCGCCCGTCCCGGCCACGGATGATCCCGCAGGGCATCAGCTTGATCCACTCGGCGCCGGGCGCGACTTCGGCGCTGGCGGTGGCGATAATGATCGGGGCGGTGGCAGGGTGAGGCACGGTCAGTCTGTCCATCCGGGAGTGGATGGAGCGACCTTAAGGCGGCAATCACAGGGGATTAACCCTGAAGGATTTCAGGTAAAGCCGTCCGCTTATGGGGGTGGATTGACCATACCCCCGGGATAAGACCTCCGCAACTGCCCGCCGTTCCGCCTGCGGGCTTTCAAATTTGCTTTTAAGGATTTTTCAGCGGCATCGCTCCCCGCCCGGATTACTGCCCGTCAGCGGGGCTTAAAACCGCCCGTCCGGCAATCCCCCGTCGAGGGCCATCAGCGCGCCTTTAAACCGCCCCGACGCCTTCATGTCGCGGATCGCCACCTCAGCCAGATCCGCAGGCATTGCTTTAAGCTTTCCCGCCAGCGCCCGGTCGAGATTCTGCTGACGATTTTTGCCGGGGTTGCAGTTCCAGGCGGGATCGATTCCTTCAGGTACCTGCAACACTTCGCCAGTGCGGCTGTTGCGCCAGGTGCGGGTGGGCACCACCGGTGCCGTGCCGACGCCGCCCTTTCGGCCCGCCTCGGCCTCGCCGATCTGGCGGGACCGGCACTTGCAGAGCCAGCCGTTTGGGAACATCCACGAATCCCAGAATGGATCGTCGATGGGCAGGATCAGGCCGGCCTTGGAAGCGTGGTGCGGTCGGTGGTGCTCGGACGGTCCCAACTCGTAGATCAGATACGGCAGGGCATCCTTGGTGCGCTGTGCCCGCTCCCACTGCCCGGCGGCACGGGCCGAGCGGGTGTTGGCCCAATAGATGGTCCGGAGGCGTCGTGGGCTGCCGAGGCGGGACGAGACGGTCTCCCCGGTCAATGGGTCTACCATGTCTTTGCGCCCCCACCAGCCCAGCTCGCGCAAGCGGGGCGCCAGATCCTTCTTGAATTGCTCGAACGGGATGCCTTCTTCCAGGGCCTTCTCCAGCGCCTCGCGGATGGTGGTGAGCACGTCCAGTTCCACGGCCTTCGCCACCGTGAACGCGAAGGCGTGTTCCTCGCCCCAGACGTCCTTGTAGCTGAATGCCGGTTTCCAGCCCTTGTGCTTTATGAAGGCCAGCACCTCGGGCGACGGGCCGATACGCGGCGAGTCGTCAACCGGATCGCCGAAGCGAAACCCTGGCTTGGCAGTGAACTCGCGCTGGGGACGCTCGGCCATCAATCCACCTGATCGCCGACAACACGCGACAGGAACATGGCCCGGGTCAGAGCTTCGACCAGGTGCGAGCTATCCATCTCCAGAGACTTGAGACCAGCAATGGCCTCCTCGTAGCTGGCGGCGCCGTCGATCAGGGTGCGCACCGGATCGATCACCGGGGCGATCTGCTCTTCCCAGCCGTCGAGGCCGGTCTGTTCGATTTCGTCGATAGGGTCCGTGGTGCCATCAAGCTTCTGGCTGGCCGTCTGGACCGGGCTGGTGGGATCGGTGGACAGTCCTGGCCCGGCAAGCGGATCGCCACGGCCACTGGCGCGCAGCAACTTGACTCCCTCGACCTGAGGCGGATCGGGCAGGCCGAGCTTATCACGGACCACCGACTGCTCGACCTCGCCGCCCAAGTTCACGAACTTCTCCACCGTTTCCATGAATAACTTGGTATCGACGGCGTCGGGGCGCTCAATCTTGAGGCGGGGGTAGCGCTTGCGTGGGCCACGGTTGAGATCGATGGTCGGGCGGACCAAGCCATCTTGCAGACTGTTGGCGGATTGCCGACCATCGTCGCGCTCGATGTCGTCCTTGACCTTGTCGTGAGCCTTGGCGGTGCCGACATGCTGACCGACGTCGGTGGTGCCAGTCTGGCCAAGGACGAGCTTGCTGATCTGCCGGTCACACCAGTCGGCGAAATCCTGCTGTAGGGTGGTGGAGCCGGTAGTTTTGGCCTCCAGCCACTCCACCACCATGCTGTCCGGGATGATGGCGGCGCTGTCCTTCCACATGCTGCGCACCGCCCGCAACAGGGTCGCCTTGTCCTCTTTGCTGGCGCCGGGTTTGTACTTGCCCAAGCGTACAGGCTGGCCGAAGCCTTCGAGGAATTCGACCCAGCTCTTGACGTCGAACACCTTAAACAGGATCAGCCACGCGGCCGGGCGGGCCAGACCGCCCCGGATCGGCAGACCGGACTTGGTCTTGTGGATGTGGGTGACATAGCCATAGGGCTTGAGCGGCTGGGCCGGACCGAAACCCTCGGCACCGCCCTTGAGCAGCAGAGTGCGCCCGTCGGTTCTGTCGAACTCGAACCAGCGCGGGTCGCGCCATTCGATGCGGGCGGGTAGCCACAGGTTTTTGTCGGTGCGCCAGATGATCTCGCCGACGCTATAGCCCTTGCCGATGCCGTCGAGCTGGTCGAACAGGTAGTCCGAAATCACCCCGCTATCGACCAAGTGTTCGCGCACGAAGTCTGCGTCGTCCTGGTCCTGCGGATCGTCGCTGGCTGCCTCGACGGTGATCGGCAACTGACTGACCTGAAGCTTGCGGGTACCCATCACCGCGCGATAGTGCAGGTCCTTCTCTTCGATCTCCTCGGCCACCTCCAGGTAGGCCTCGGCATCGCCTTGCTCGGCCGCCAACATCACTTGACCCAGGCGGTACGGCGTCATGCCCTGCCACGGATGGTCACTGACGATCTGGCGGACACCGGCGATCGTCGGACCGGATTCCTCGGAGGTGAGGCGGTCGTATTCGATTGGCTTGCTCGTCACCGGGTCGATCAAGCTGGACGTGGCCATGTCAATAAGCTCCATCCCCGAAACCGCCGACGTCATCATCGTCGTCGCGGTCGGCATAGGGGTTGTCCGTGGTGGCGGTGCGGCGGGCCGATTCGTAGGCGATCTCGGCGACCGCGCCGTAAGTGGCAGCGAAAAAATTGAGGATGGCCACGGCCGAGTCGGCATGGCGTCGACCGCCGTCGGTGCCCTCGGTGCGGACGTCGGTCGGGATCTTGCCGACGCCGTTCACGATGCGGAACTGGTGGATGTCGTCGCGGACGTCCTTGTGCAGCGGGATCAGGATGGTGGCGTCCTGGAAGGCGGCGGTGAACAGCGGCGTGATCTCGCGCTGCAGCCACTTGTCATTGGGCATCAACTCCAGGATGCGGTCTTGGCCGTAACGCTGCCGCGCCTCCTGGGCCAGCGGCATGCCGTTGCCATTGGCATCCAAGATACCCCGGCTGAAGCGGCGCTTATCGCGCAGAAAGTCGCCGACGTGGAACAGCACCTGTTTCTGCTGGTCATAAGGGCACTCGCGCAACTCGACCAGGAAAGCGGCATGGCGCACCAGGCGCTGGTCGGTGAAGCCGACGGCGATGTCGCTGCGGTCCTGGCGCATGGCGAAATCCTCACCCAATGCGCAATCGGCATTCTCGGGCAGGGCGTGCAACAGAGGCGTGACATTGTCGGCCAGCCATTGGGCCATGTGTTCGCGACGGTCGTACTCCGACCAGTCGACAAACGCCTTGCCGCCCTTGGGCTCGGGCTGACTCCAGGCGACGACAGGATATTTGTCGGTTTGGCGCGCCTCGATCTGCGCCAGCGGGATCATGGTGCCGTCACCCTCGCGCGGGATGGCGTCAAGTTCCTCGCGCATGGCCTCGGTACGCGATCCGTAGGACTTGCGGACTTTGTTGTACCAGGCCGCCTTGCCCTCGGGGCTGGGAGTCCAGCCGCGCACGGCGCACACCCGCTCGTACAAGCCGTCAGCGACCGCCTGATCGAAGGGGATAGTGTGGACACGGCCGATCCGGACGCCCTCTCGCACCTCTTTAATCAAGGTGTTAAACGGGTTGGCCTTGCCGTTGTGGGTGCTGATGATGCGAATCTTGCCACCCCAGATCAGCAGGGCCAAACAGGCATCAAGAACCTTGTCTACGTTGGCGTGGAAGGCGGCTTCGTCGATGATGACGATGCCCTGTAGACCGCGAATGTTGGCAGGGTTGGACGACAGTGCCGAGATCCGGAAGCCCGAGGCGAAGGTGATGCGCCACGCGGTGATCTGCTTGGTGGTGACGTTGCCGCCTGCGTCCACTTCGACATCGTCGAACAGGAATTCCTCAACCTCCACCAACTCGCCAGCGATCTTCTCTGAGAAGCCTCTGCAGGTGTTGATGAATTCGCGGCCTTTGTCCTTGGTGTCGCCAATGTACCAGACGTGATCGCCACCGGCCGACCGTGCGGCCGCGGCGGTCATCACAGATGAAAAGGCTTCGGCCCAGGTGATGCCGGTTCGGCGCCCTTTCTCGCCGATCTTCAGATCGGAATCATCGTCCACCCACGCCTTCTGGTAGGACATAAGCAGTCCATCGGCCAGCGGATCGTAGGTAGAAAGGGCCGACGTGCCCCATAGAGCGTCGATTGGAGATTTCGGCGGAACATAATCGATGGCCATGTCAGACCATCCCCGCCAAATCTTTCCGCAATTGGGCGAGGCGATCAGCCGATAGCCCTTTCTCTCCGGCGCGGGCGGCGTCCTTGGTGGCGCGATCTACCATCCCAGCAGCCTCTCGGGCAGCCTCCTGCCGCGCCTTGAGAATCATGTCGGCGTCTTTCTTGCGGGCGCTCGCCAAGTGATCGAGAGCCTTGGCGAGAAACATCACCTTGGCCGGGTCCATCAGCACCGGGACCGGCAGGGCACCGTCGTCATCATCCGGACTGGCCGGGGCCAGTTGACCACTCTCTGCTGCCAGGACAAGGTCGGTCACGACGCTGTGCATCAGCTCGACATTGAGCTGGGTGAGACGGGATTCCTCGGCACCTGTCTTACGCACCAGCGCTTCGGCGATCGCTCGGCTCTTGTGCAGCTTGGCCGCCAGTTGATCGAGCCCCTGGATGTGGGCACCGAGGCCGGATCGCCCCGGCAGACTGTCCGGGTCGATCAGCGGCGGCGAGGCCAATTCGGGGGGCAGTGCCCCAGGGAGGCGCGGTTGCTCCCCGGCGGCGAGGGCGCGCAGCGCGTCGAGGATCTGGTCGATCGTCCAGCCGTGAGTCTGGCGCAGGGCGGCGATCAACTCCCGGACCTCAGGGGGGAGCTTGTCCACCTTGCTGGGGACGTTTCGCGCCATCCCCTATCTCCGCCAGGTCGAGTGGTCGATGCCCGCCACCTTGATCCGACCATAGGCGGCATCCTCGCCGCGCTCGGAAACAATGACGACGCGAACAGAGGCATCGAACCAGTCTTCGGTGGTGCAGCCGCGCTCTCGCAAGAGGTCGAGATCTCGACGGACATCGTCTCTGGTCGCCTGGGCAAACCCACCGCCGCTTACGGCCGATGCAATCACGGATTCGTTGGCGCGGCCGCTCAAGGACACCAGCAGGCGCAGGATGAAGGTGCGCCGCTTGGCCGCGACGGTTTCCGCGAAATCCATTACCGATCCTCCATCGCCTGTTCCAGCAACATATCGACTGGTGCCTGGACAGCGCCCAGCTTGGCGGCCACAACCCGGATCGAACCATCAAGGCGAACCACGCTGCGATCGACCGCCGCCAGTTGCGCCTTGAGCGCATCGAGATCGGACCTGGTCGGCAGATGCCTGAGATCGGTTTCGATGCGGGTGAACCACGCCCGCCCGTCGGCCAGCCGTTGCTCGATCTCTTCATGGTCCGTGTCATGGACGCTGCGCCAGCGCTCGAAATCGTCGCGGGTCACGAACCGCCGACCGAAGGACCATTGTCCCCAGGCCAGCAGTGCCTGGACCAGGACCAAAACGACCGGCCACCATTGCAGGAACTCAGCGGCCATCTTCTTTCTCCTGCGCCGCGGCGTCCTGAGCGGCAATGGTGGCGGCGTCTACTCCGCGCTGCCCGTCTTCAGCAACTTGATCACCTGCGCTTTTGTAGAGTTCCAGCGCTGCAGCGGCCCGACCGAGGGCGGTTCGTAGGTCCGCACAGCCGTCGGTACCGGCCTCTCCTGGACTTGGGGAGCCACCACCACCGCCCCGACCGGATCGGGAGAGGTCGAGCAGGCGCCGACCAGCAGCGGCAAGATCAGCAGACAGGCGGGCACCGTCAGCGACGAGACGGGATCGTTCTTCGGCGGCACGGGCGGACTCCTCTTCAAGCTGTTTGACTTGATCAATCCTGGCCTGCAACCGGGCCAGAACCTCGTTGGTCTCCTTGGTCAGGGTGGCGGCGGCCGCGGCGCGCAGATCGGCGACGACCTTGTCGTGCTGGGCCTGGTCGTAGCTATGGACCAACCAACTGGTCAGCACGGCCAGCGCCAAACCGGCGATGGCGGCGAGACGCCCGCTCACGATCCGGCCTCGATCATTCGCGTGAAACCGGCGATGCGCTCGACATAGGTGGTGGTTTCGCGGGCATGGGTGGTGCCGGTGACTTGGATCAAGCATGGGCCAATCCCGGCCCACAGCCGGACGCCGCCGCACACGCGCTGCGCCTCGATGATGTTGCCCGCGCCCGCGTTGTAGCTGGCCTGAGCCAGGGGCTGGCGGTCGGCGGGATCGCGGCCGTTGCGCCACACCCGGCGCAGCTTGGCCATGTAATAGGCCCCGGCATCGATCGCGATGGCGTGGTGCGGCGATACCGATCCCAGGCGCATTTCCCGAGTCAGGTCTGACCAAGTGCCCGGCATCATCTGAGCCAGACCGGCGGCACCGACCGGCGACACCGCGCGGGGGTCGAGGCGGCTCTCCTGATAAAGCTGGGCCTTCCAGGCGGCGGGCCGAGGATAATCGGGCCAATAGGTGGCAACGGCGCGATTGATCTCGCGGTCGTAGCGGTCGGGGATCACCGGCCCGGCGCTCGCGGGCGAGCAGCCGATCAGCAGCCCGATCAGCAGGGCCAGAGCGACAATCCGCAGACCGTAATAGGTGGCCAGAGCCAGCGGCTGGGCGGCGATGGTTTCAAGTGAATCGCGGAAAGTGCGTCCGGCGCGCTGGTCGAACCAGGACGACAGCCCGATCAGACCGATCGCGGCCAGAGCCGCATACAGAAGTTTCAAGGCCGCTGCAACGGCCACAAAATCATCGAACATGGGGGAACCCTCGCGAGGATGACGTGTGTGCGAGGGTAGGTGTCGGAGGGGGGGGAATCAGCCCTGAAGGATTTCAGGGAAGCGAATCAGCGGCGGGCAATGAAGGCCAGCAACGGCGGCAGATCGTCCGGCGGCGGTGCGCCCAGGGCCGAGGGGCGCGGCCCGGCCAGAATGTTATAAACCGTGCGCTCGGTGCACCGCATCTCGCCAGCGATCGCCGCGACCGACCGGCCGCCTTCGCGCAACTCCCAGATTCGCGCCCGCCGCCCCGGCCCCAGCGGCACATCAATGTCGGCACCGCCATACCGACGCGCCAGAATGGTGGCGGCGTCAACTCCGACTAATACCACCACAGGGGACGTGGGGCCAAGGCGATCGGGCGACGGGATGTACAAGGCACGGCCGCCCCGATCTTTGGACAAGGCCAGCGCCTTGGCCTCGCCGATCAGACTGACCAGATCGCTATAGCTGATCGTATCTTCGTTGCGGCTCATTGCCGCCGTCCCCGCTTGGCCAGTTCGCGGCCACGCCACCCCTTGAGCGCTTCGGTGACCACCTGGGCCTGCGCCGGCGTCATCCATTCTGGATCGTCCACCCCAGTCATCCGTTGGACAAAGGCCAGCAAGGCGGCCCGGGTCGGCGTCTCCGGGATGCCCTCCCGGCACATGTCGGTCCAGATCGCAAAGACCTTGCGGACATGAGCCTTGCCGCTGGCCGGACGGTGACGCTGGCCATCGGTGGCCGTGGCTTTGCCCTTAGGCTGCGGCGACCAGCCCAGCCGCTTAAATTCGGCCAGGACCTTGTCGAGTTGGATGTCGGTGAGCCCCTTCGAACTCTCCTGGCCAACGATCCGGGAGAGGATGGCGCGATAGCAATCCTCGGTCAGCGCCAGATCCTTGCGGGCGATGTGGACCTTGGCGAGCATGGCGTTACGTGGCATCGCGCATCTCCTTGTGCTGGGCAAGCAGCGCGTTCTGACGCCGCTGGATACGATCGACCTTGGCGCGAGCACGCTCGGTTTCGGACTGCACCTGCTTATGTTCGGCGGCTGCCTTTATGGACGCGCGACGTAGGCGCTCGAGCGCCTTGCGGCTGTGACCCGGGTCACGGCATGCGGACGCCAGGGCGTTGACTGCCGCAACAGAAGCACAAAGCGCCGCACCCTCTTGATCGGACAGTGCGCAATACTCGTCCCACGCCGACTCCCAGCGGTCACAGGCCGCCTCCCATTGCGCCCAGATCAAGTCAGCCGGGCGCCACAGGATGTGGCGCCGAGCCAGACGGAGCAGTTCGTCACGGTCGAGATCGTCTAGGGTGACTGCATGGCGGGAGCGGGTCATTCCAGCAGCCCCGCGACTGGCCCGGACGCGAGACCGGCATTGACCTCTACATGGCGACCCGCCGCCGCTCCGGCATGGCGATCGTGCTTGGTGTCCCCGGCCTTGGGTTTTGCCAGCGCCCGGCAGGGTGACAGGCGGACGCCTTGATGCTGGGCCGCCGCTGTTTCCAGTTCGGCGGTGCGGCTGTCGATCCGGGCCTGAGCCTCCTTCCAGGTGCCGCCGTTGCGGCGCCATAGCCCGTCATACAGCTTCAACGCGACCTGATCGGCCCAGCCCTCGGTATAGGCTTTGACGGCGGCGGAGCGGGTCTTGGGCAAACGGCGGCGGCGATACTGATCGCCCACTTTGAACCGGCTTAAATCGGCCTTGAAGGCACGATGAAGCACCTCGTGGACATACTGGGCGACCAGAACATCCTGGGGGCGGCCAAAATAGACCATCGCCAGACCATCGCCGCGCTGGAGCCAGCAGATGCAGTCAGTAAACACCGCGACCGCCGTCCATACCTGCTCCAGCGGACTCCGGCGCGATCCCAGAACAACCCCATTGCGGTCATAGCCGAGCGCCTCAAGCTGCTCCTCGGTCAGACCGTGCCGGGCGAGCAGATCGGCCATCTTGCTCGCGGCCGCCAGGGCCTCGGCCTCGGTGCAGCCGTTGTCCACCGTCATGTTGCGGAGCGCCTCCAATCGGGCGCGGATGCGGGACAGGTCGGTCATGGATCAGATCTCCGCCTCGGGGAGGCGAGGCTCCCAGGCATCGCAGACCATGCCGGACCATTCCCCGTCGTAGATGTCGCGGAAGCCGGCGGTCCACCGAACGGCGTGCGGGAATTTTTGGCAAACGTCGTTCCCATCGCACCACTGCGCGCAGGTGGCGCAGCTCTCTGACGTGCGGTGATTGGGCGGTGGGGTGAAGGTGATTTCTGCCATATCATCCCCTCCGCAGGCTGAAGGGCGGCAGGCCAAGCCTCTCGCGCTTGGCGTTGGCGCGGTTGAGCAGGTCGCGATCAGACCAGCGGGGTGATCCGGCCATCCGCCAAGTGCCCCCGGTGCCGGGCTCGATTTTGTCGCCCTGAGCAACCAGCCACTCGACGACCGTATCGATGTCGGCCGCCGATGCGGGTGCCGGATCGGGATCGATCGGCGATCCCCGCAACACGTCCTCGGGCAGGGTCTCTCGTCCCGCCGGTTTGGGGGCCGGGCGCGGCGCAGACGTGGAGCACGCCGGTGGCGGCAAGGTAATCGTCAGCTTGGGAGCGGGCGCCGGGGCCTCATCGGCGGCGGCCGACGCCTCCGTGACCAACTCGTAGCAGGTGCCCGCTCCGGTGCCGGTACGGCGGACATGGCCCGCCGCCTCCAACCCGGCCAGACGGCGACTGCCGGTAACCTGAGAGCACCCCATGTATCGGGCCAACGACGCGCCGGTGATCCGCTCGCCCTGGGCGACCAGCGAGCGCACCATGTCGAGTGCCGTGATGCCGGACGCGGCCGGATCGGGGGCTGCTTCAAGCGCCGGATCGGTCGGAGCCGTGGAATGATGATGGCACGCGCCACCCGGTCCGGCATTGAGGCACCGGGCGACCGAGGCGCAGGTGTCGCAATTGCCGACCTCGGCAAGCGTCCGGTGATGGCGCAGCGCCCAGGACTGACCGGGGGACACGTCCCTTTCGGCACTGGGCGCGGTCGGGTCGGTCGCACAATCCTGCCCACCGTCTCCGGTGGGCAGCGGCGACCCATCCAGCCGCATCCGGCCGTGGACGATCTCGACCCGGACCTTGGCGTACTCGCCCACGGCGTAACCGTGGTCGGTCCTGATTTCGACTTCCGGACCATACTTGGCGATCACCCGAGCCAACTCGGTGTTGAGGGAGGAGACGAGCCCGTTGATCGCCAGGATGTCGCCCGGCTCGATCAGGCGAGGCGACGCGCTGGGAGAGGGCATCACGCGGCCTCCTCGGTCTCGGGCCGCGCCAACGCCTTGGCCAGGGCATAGACCTGGACACGGGCGCGGGGCGGGATCTGGTAATAGTGGCGCACCAGTTCGAGAGTTTCGCGGCTGGTCAGGTGATCCCGGCCGACCGTCGCCGCCTCGGTCGCGGCCGGGGCGGTGCCGGTGATCACCGCCACCGGGCTCTGGGCCTGGACCGCGTCCGGCATGTCGTCGAAGAAGAACGACACCGGCACGTCGAGCACCCGCGACAGATCGAACAGCCGCGAGGCCCCGATCCGGTTGGCACCGCGCTCATATTTCTGGACCTGCTGGAAGGTCAGGCCGATCGCTTCGCCCAGCTTCTCCTGGCTCATCCCCAGCAGGGTGCGGCGCAGGCGCATCCGGGCACCGACATGGATGTCGATCGGATTGGCACTGCCGTCATCGAGGCGGCCACGGGCGCTGGTGCGACGGGTGATTTTGGACACGGACATGGTGATGGCTCCTTTAGGCGGCAGTGGGATTGTGGGGGCAACGGAGGCGGACGCCTTTACGGCGGCGGTCTCGGGATGCTGCTTCACATTCAGGGACATAGAGGAAGTTCAGCAACGCCTGGTACCAGGGCACCGGATCGAGTTCGGTGTTGCTTTCGCTGAAGACCGCATCCGAACCCGGGGACGAGCCGATGAAGCGACCGTTGAAGGAGCTGTAGAGGACGTCGAAGGTCTTGCCGTCGTGGGAGAAGGTGATCTTGACGTAGTCCGAACCACGATCGTAGCCGCTGGTGTCGAGGGGGAAACCGGCCTCGCGGCAGGCCTCCCTGATCTCTTCCTGGGTTTTGTTGCGAGCGAATTGAGCCATGTTCTCAGCCCTCCCTACTCGGCATCTTCGGGACTGAGCTGGATTGCCCCGCTGGCCCAGGCGTCCAACGTCTGAGACTGGATGCGGATGGTCTCCTTGGCCTCGTCTAGCGCGGCCTGCAACTCCTCGACTTGGCGGCGGAGCGACGGATGCTCGAACGCATCGTCGGTGATTTCGACGGCGGCCATGTCGAGCGGAATCAGATCCCACCCGGTATTGGCGCGGCGACGATGGAAGGTGATGTAGTTCTTGCTCACCCCGTCCTTCATGCCGTCCGTAATAGCCCGGCGGACCTCGGGCCAACGGCGGTCAGGCACGTCCAGGTCACGCAATTCGCGCAGGCGGGAAAAATCTACCTTGCCTTGCTTGCCGACGCCGAAGGCCGTCGAGACCAGGGCGGCCATCACCGGGCTGGCGGTGGCACCTTCCTCCAGGATGATCTGGTCGATCAGCGCCTTGGCCTGCTGAAGCTCCGGCCCGGCAACCTGGGGGGTGGTGATCTTGATGGTGACGCGATATTTGCCGTCGGCGCTGACATAGCTGCGATTGCCCAGGGCGGCGGGGTCGCGTGTGACGCCATATTCCTGCGCCATCAAGGCGTCGAGAGCGTCCAAATCGGAATAGCTGTGAGCCTTGAAACGGGCGATCTCGGCGGACAGACCCTTGGCATAGTCAATCATCCGGTACACCTGCTCATGCACCACAATGTCCATGGCAGGGATATTCTCGACCCGGCGCAGATTGCCCTTGGGGCCGGGGAGATAAGCGACGCCGTTCACAATCTCGGCACCGGGGGTGGTCTTTACGGGGATTTCAACGGTCATTGAAGGGACCTTTCACGGGCTGGGAGGGACGAAATTGATGAAGGTGATCCGGGCGGCCGACAGCGGGGCATCCTCGACCGCGCCGGGCGTCGCCTCGATCAGGCCGATGGCCAGGGCGACGACGACGGCCACGGCCGCGACGATGTCGGCGATCAGGAGGTGGTGCATGGCTCACCCCCCAGGCTCGCGACGACGCGCAGCGACAGCGACAGCATCAGGATCAAGCCGGTTACCGAGTGGTGATCCTGGCCGCCGCGCAGCATCAGATCGGCGGCATCAAGCGCGGCATCGACCGAGATCGGCCCGACCAGGATCACCAGCCCGCCGTCCGGCAACGGCGCGGCGAGGTGATAGAGGTCCGCTCCGTCGCGCAGGATCAGACGGCCGCTGTCGCCGATCGCCGCGACGGGGCGGGCGACGACCCCGCCCCAGCAGACGGTGCCCGGGGCCGGGCTCATGACGCACCTCCCACCAGGACGGCGCGCACCCGCTTGAGCAGCTTGCCCCGGACCGACATGACGGCGACAATCCGCGCTTTGGCGCAGCTGTAGGACAAGCCGGTGATTTGGCAATCAGGGTCCGCCGTGACCTCGCCGATCGGCTCCACCTGATAGACCTTGCCGCGTCCCGACGGATGCGTCGCCGCGTACATCACGGCCGCAGTGACATCCGTGGCGACATAGACTTGGTCCCGTCGGCAGATTCCCGCCGCGCCGTAGCTGGCCAGGGATGGGGCACCGGTTTCGGTCGGCGGGAGGACGTAGTCTCCCACCCGCAGATCGGGAGTGCCGCCGTGGAAATAGCTGCTCATGCCGCACCGCCTTCCCGACGGATGGGACGGTGACGGGTCACGAGATCCACCACGTCACGCGGGAGCGTCCGCCCCGCATCGATGACCGCCTCAAGTCGTCTAGCATCCTCGCCAATGGAGGCGAGGATGGCGCAAATCTCCCGGATCGCCGGGGGCTCGAACACCACCCCGGTGTCTCCGTAGCGCTCCAGCGCCTCGCGCAGAGCATCAATGTTCTCACTGTGCATCCTTCCCTCCCTGGGTGGGGTTGGCGTGGGGGCAGATCGGGCAAACATCTCGAATGACGGCGTTACGGGGAGACCATTCGGCCTGCTGGTGCTCGATGCAGGCCGACGACGACATCTCGCCGATCACCGGGCACATAACGGTGGCCGACATCAAGGCGGCGCGAACCGCCTGCTCAATGACGCTCAGATCAGCCCCGTAGCTCTTGCCCAGCACGCAATTGATCGTCGCGGCCGAGTAGCCGCTTCCGCCTGCTCGCGGCAGCCTCTTTCCGGCGGCGCCCTGGCTGGTCCGGTCGCATTCGGCGGCCAGGACCGCGATCCAGTCCGGCAACGGATCGCCCCAGGCGGCCCGGGCCTTGTCGGTGGAGATCGTCTTCATTCTTCGACCTCCGGGAACCAGACGATCTTGCGTTCGTTGGGGTCGAACACCGTCTTCATCCGCTGGACCATCGGCGGCTTCGGACCGGTATTGCGGCGCGGGTCGAAACGATAGCGGGCGAGCCGGGCGACCTTGCCAGCCTTGGCCGGAGCGACCTGGATCAGATATCCGGCCTTGGCCAGATGCTTCAGGTAATCCTGAGCATCGGTTGCGGACACCTGGACCTCGTCGGTCGATGACCATAGGGCGAGATCGCGATAATCGAAGTCGGCGGTGCTCCGGTGGCGCATCGTCCGCCACATCTGTTCACGCGGCAGTCCCTGGGTGACCAGGGACCCATCGGCGCGGACACGCGGGGCCTCGACGCCGACATCGCGGACGAGGCGAAAACCATCGTCCGCCGGGCCAACGTGGCCCGAGGCGAGCAGGCACTCGACATAAGACTGCACTGTCTTTTCATGCGCCTTGCAAGCCCCGGCGATATCGGCGACGGAGAACACACCGAGCCGCCTGATCTCTTCCCAGATCGCCTGTCGGCCCCCCGGCTTCTTGGCGTTCATCGTCAGATGCACGGGCTTGCGTCCGGCCGACATCACGCGGCCTCCCGCACCGGCGACTTGCCGGTGTTGAACTTGCCGCCCTGGTCGATGAATTGCTGAAGGGTGATCTCGGTCAGGTCGGCCGCCTGGGCGATCTGACGAACATCGTTCAGAATGCCGACGACGCGGCGCACCGATCCGGACGCCTCATCATGCGTCCGCTCGATCAGATCGTCGGCGATACTGATGCCGTCGCAACGGACTTTCGCCATGTGCCGGGTGTCGGGCAGCGAGCACGGCTGAGCCAGCACCATGCCAAGCTGCATCCGGCTATGCACCCGCTCCCACCGCTCCAGCGACCGGGGCAGCAGTTCTTCGCCGACCAGGATGATCGCACCCATCCCGCCGGTTTCTTCGTAGATCGACCGCACCGTCTCGATCAGGTTCTTCGCAACCAGGGCATCGGCTTCATCGATAATCAGCGGACGCTTCGATGCCCCAAGCTCTTTGCCGATTGCCTCGATCATGTCGGGGATGGTGCCGGTCGCGGGCATTCCCATCTCGCGCAAGATCACCTTGCACAGGTGCTTCTTCGTCCATTCGGTGTTGGCCTGCACGCTGTAGGCCCGGCACTTATGGGCGACGTAAAGTACCGCCACCGACTTGCCGTAACCCGACGGCCCGGCGAAGCACCCCATCCCAGGCAGGCCGGGATCGCGATTGACCAGTTTCAGGGTCAGTTCCAGCAGCAGCATCACGTTTCGGAGCGGCTGGATGCTGAAGGTGTTGACGTGGTTGGTCGGATTGCTCATCTTGAACTCCTTGCTCATTTTGATTCGCGGCGGTCACCGGCCAGGGTGGCCGCCGTTTTCGTCACATCGCCGCGTTCAACGCCGTCTCGATGCCGAGTTCGTCGCAAACCGGCTTCAGGGCGAGATAGGTCGGGTGGCGCTGGAACACCGCCAGCCAAGACCGCTCCTTGTCGTCGACCGGCAACCCGGCCGCGATCCGTCCCTCGATCTCCATGGCGCGCTTGAACTGCGACGCCCGGGGCGACATCGTCACCACCGTCGGCGCGGCCATATCCGCAGCCAGCGCGTCGATCCGTGCTTGCTCTATGGCCGAAACCGGACTGGCCTGGATCGGCTGATCCGCCCGCAAGGCGGCGCCGATGGCCTCCAGGGCCGCGTTGGTGAAGGACTCGTAGGTGCGCGGCAGTTGCACCACCTTCGAGGCGTCCTCCTTGGCCTTGGCCAACACCCGCTTGACCATCTTATGCGGCTTGCAGGCGGTCTTCAGGCGTCGGCCTTCGGCGCGCAACGCCTTCATCTGGGCCGACTGATGTGCTTTCGCTTCGGCGGCGCAGGCTGCGCGATCCGCCCCCATCCGCTCCAGATTGGTGGCTTTGCAGACGAATTCCGTATGGTCGGCGGTGAACACCCACACCTGCCCCATATTGTCCGGGTCCATCCGGACGAAGACGTCCTTGCCCATATACAGCCGTAGGGCGTCGCCCCAGAAATGCGCTTCCTCGACTTGAATGCCTTTCTTGGTGACCGTGCGGATGCCCGCGCCCTTCGCGCTTTTCGGCACCGGCGCCAGCAGCATCGCCAGCCGCTCGGGATCGTCGACCCGCAGCAGCTTGCCCGGCCACCGCACCGCCCGGTTGAACGGCGTCTCCCCCTTCAGCCCACCATGCGGGATGTGGGCATATTTGAATTCGCACCACTCGTTGAGGATGCCTTGCAGCTCGTCCTGCCGCAGCTCGATCGCGTAGGCCTCGCGCTCGCTCTGACCCAGACGGCCCGCGAACGCCTTGACCGCCTCGATCTTTTGCCGATCGCTCACTGAATGGCCGATGAAGCCCGGCAACTGGTTGATGATGCCGTGCTGAACCGTCTTTACATGGCGTTCGATCCCGCCCTTCTGTTCCGGCGAATAGGCCGTGCAATCGTCGTGAATGATGCCGGTCAGGGCAAAAAACCGCTTCGCCTCCTGGCTGATGAAGTCCGACCCCTGGTCGGTGCGCACCATCTCCGGTTTGCCCCAGGCCTCGATTCCTTTCTTCAGCAGCAACAATGCCCCGACCGTCGCCGCCGTCTTGGTCACCAGCACCATGATCCGGCGGGTGTAGATGTCGATCAGGACGTACAAGGTGTACCGCCCGGCCCCATCGGTCCCTTCCAGCAACATCAGGTCGGCCGGGCTGGCGTCGATCTCCCACAACTGGTTCGGCCGCTCGATATGGCCGTACAGGTCGCCGATCGAAATCCGGTTCTTCGACTTCCATTTGTCCGGATTGGTCACATGCAGCAGGAAATCGGCGTTCTCGTCCTGCCATGCGTTGATCCAACGCTGGATCTGACCGGCGCTCGGGATCTGGCGCGGAAGGATTTCGCCGGTGTCGTGGTCGATCACCTTGACCTGGTCGCCGAACGTCGCGACGATCTCGTCGCGCAACTGCGCCGCCGAGATGGTCCGGCCCTTCAGCACCGAACCCAGGATGTAATCGCGGACCGTCTCGGCCTGATCGAGCACGCTCTTGCGCCCCCGATACCTCCCGCCCAGCACCTCGATGTCGCCCTTGTCGGCCAGCTTTTGCCAGTTCCAGATCGTGTTGGGGCTGATATGCGGCTTGGCGTGGCGGACCCAGGCGGGAACCGCCAGGAAATAGCGCGTGCCCGCCACCTCGGCCCCGGCCTGGAAGGTCTGGCCGTCACCGGCATCCAGGGCGGCGTTGTACAGGTCCGCGAACCGCAGTCGGGCCGTGCTGCCGTCCGATATTCCGGCCTGGATCAGCCACAACTTGTACAAATTGAGGATCGACAGCTTCACATTGCGCCGCTTCGCGCCGTCCCCGGTCGCCGCTGCTACCGCAGGCGGGGGCTGGTATTGCCGGGCCGCCGCCGCGATCGCCGTCTCCGACACCAACGGGGTGACGCTCTCCAGATCGGCGGCATGCTGGGCCAGGACGGCGAAGCGGGCCGCCTTCTGCGCCTCGACCAGGGCGCGCTGGATATCCGGCGGCAGAGAATCAACGTCGTAAAGCCAAGTATGGTTCTTGCCGTCCTTCCGCCCAACCCAGCCTCCGCGTTTGGAGCGACCAAACACAGCCTGAGGGGTAACCCCCAACGCGGCAGCGATCGTGCTTGTATCAACCTCAGCCATGCCGCACCGCCTGCCGGTACAGCGGCATGTTGGCGATGATCGCGTCTTGTTCGGCGCGGGCGCGGTTAACGAACATCAGCAATTGCCCCAGCCGGGCCAGTTGCATCGTGTATCCTTCGACCAGGGTGCAGCCGACCGCCTCGGCCAGCCCCTGCAACAGGATCGCGTTGCCTAGCACCGCGCACAAAGCGGGGATCAAGTCGGCGGGAAAGCGGTTCGGGCGGCTGGCCCCGGTCCAACTGTCGATCTGCGCCTTGCTGATCGGCCGACCGGCCAACGGGGTCAGTTCGGCGGCGATCATGGTGCGGTCCATCCCGCTGACCGTGATGGCCTCGTTCAGCAACTGGCGCAGCCGCCGGTCCATGTTCAACGCCCCGGGATCGGTGCGGGGCAAGGTCGGCGCGGGCAAAAGCGAGATGCCCGCATCGAGAAGGGATAGAAAATCGGTCTGCCTCGGATCAGCCGACCGGCCTTTGCGGCTCTGGGTCATGATCGCCTCTTGCGGAGATTTGTTGTCGTTGACCGCTCCCCGAAAAGGAGGCCGGACGGGCTTTGTGCACGTCCACGTCCGGCCTTGAGTTTCGCAGGGAGGCGCGCCGATGCTCTGGCGCAGGGGCCGGGCTTCCACCGGCTGCGCCGGGACTGACGCCATGGGCGGCAGGCGACGGCTCTGGACGCGGGTAAACGCTCCGCGCCCGCAAGGCCGACCCGTCACCACCGTCGCAACGGTGACCACGGGCCGGATTTCCCCTATGGTTGTGGTTTCGCGGGCCAACAGACCACGGGGGAAAACGAGAATGTCTGTTTCGGACTTGGAAAAGAAGGTCGACGAAGTCGCCGCGTATTCGGTGGGAAACACGATGCTCATCACCGCCGTGGTGGCGGCGCTGATCGATGCCGGCGTGTTGTCGGAAGGCCAGGTGACGCGGGCGCTGAAAGCGTTTTCGGACTTGGCGAAGGGGGAAATGGACGCCATGTCGATTACCCCTTTCGAACAATGCGCCACGCTGCTGCAAGCAGGCGGAGGCTCCCTCGGGCACGTCGGAGTAGTTCAGTTCTCGACGTTGACCGATTACCTCGCGTCGCTTGGGCAGAAGCCTCCTTCGCCTGACGAAGGCGAATAGCTATGTTGTCGAGTTTGTTGAAGTGCCGCTGGAGGGGCGTCATCACCGCACTCCGATCCCTGAAAACAGGTCCGGCATAAGTACCCGCAGGAGAGTAAGGAGCATCAGCCAGTCGTCGGCGTCGAAGTTCGGGCGGCCCTCGAACCATGTGATGAATGCGGACTTGTCGTCCTCGTTCATCACATGCACCAGCACATCGGGAGGGAGGGACGCCAACGAGCAAGAGGCTTCCATCAATGCCGATGCGAATATGTCGATGTCCGACGCCTGCGCCGCCGGGCTTGATCCCTCGGGGGCGGGATGTGAAACGACGGCAGGACCGCCTTTGCCACTAGCCACCCCGACGGGCAGCTGACCCATGGCGGCCGACGCGCCCTTGAACTGCTCGATCGTCAGGCCATGGGCGATGGCGATCTCGATCAGATCGCGGAGCAGGAGGTGGTTAAACTGGGTCGGGGCGCTGTTCATGCGGCTTGCCCTTCTTCGACATTGCGGCCCGCTGGCCGCGTGCTACGCTGTTGAGTACGGGTCCAGCCAAGCCGATTCCCATGGTCGTCAAACCGCTCGGGGAATAGCTGCTGGACCGTCAGGCCAAGGGCCGCCGCGATGACTTCCTCCAGGTGCGAACTGGGGCACATCAGCGCGTTGCTCATCGCCTGTGGGGACACCCCTTCCTGGGCCGCCAACCGGCGCAGCGAGGTGCCCCGCAGACGCAGTTGGCCCAAGATCCACACCCGCCGTTCGGCGGGATTTTTGGGGACGGTTACGGTTGATGGGTAAATCGTCATGACGATAGAGATAGCACCCACTTGGGTACCATCACAAGAGGCTTTTGACCTCGATCGTGTGTTTAAGCGATCGACAGGAAACATGATCGCGGTTTTTATCAAAAACTCTAGCGTTATCAATTCTTTACCGTTCGCTTCAATGCGATGCTTTCGCTTAAACATGGCGTTTAAGCGATGAATCCCGTCGCTTCAACGCTGGGAGAGCGTCTCCGACAGGTGCGAAGCCAACTGTCTCAGGACGAATTTGCAACTCGTCTGGGTGTTCATAAGAACACGATCGGGAAGTACGAGCGCGGCGAGCGTCAGCCTGAAGCCGAAATCCTCAGCCGGTTGCGGTCGGAATTGGGGGTTGATGTGAACTGGCTTCTCACCGGCGAAGGAGAAATGCGCCCTGGCGGAGCCGTGGCAGTGCCACCGGCCCATGAGGCAGCGTCGCCCGAGATCGATGGCGATCTCTGCGGCGAAATTTCCGAAATGCTTTTAGGGGTTTATCGGGAATGCGGGGTGACGGTCACCCTCCGCCAGGTCGTCGCCGAGGCCACCCGGATAGCTCAAGACATCTCGGGTCCGGACTACACCGACGCCGATCGACCCGGTGCCATTAGATACGCCGTCGCCCAGCTGCGCCGGCAGCTTCTCGTGGCGAACACCGTGGCCGCTTCCAGTAAATTGTCAGGCTGAGATCGGCTCGGAAAGCCCCGGCGGAAGATTGCACGCCACTCGGCGGATCGGTATCCTGTGTAATGTCGATACCGCCCGGCAGCCCGGCTCGGCTTGTCCAAATCCTTATGCCGCCGCCACGCCCCGCCAACGACAATTATGCAGAATCGACCCGGACCCCGGCCATCGCTGAATGGCGGTTCAAGCGCGTCTCAAATGGCGGATTTGTTTGGGATTTGTCCGACAACATCCGGGATTATCCGGGCATATCCGGGTTCCCTGAACATCCAATACCCAGTGCAGGGTTACA